CCGGGGCTGTACTGGTTGAGCGCGCCGGTGAAACGATGGATGAAATTGTCAGCGCGGTCACCAGAGTCACCGATATTATGAGTGAGATAGCCTCTGCCTCGGATGAACAGAGCCGCGGGATTGACCAGATTGGTGTGGCGGTGACAGAAATGGACAAAGTTACCCAGCAGAATGCGGCATTAGTTGAGCAATCAGCCGCAGCGGCTGCGTCACTTGAAGAGCAGGCAAGCAGACTGACTCAGGCAGTGTCTGTCTTTCATATACAGGGCAGAGAACTGGAGGCTGGCGCTCAAACCAGCATCATGGTGCCGTTACACTCCCATGCCCAAAAAAATCAACAAATAATGTCAGTGATGACTGGGAAACATTTTAGTGTAATTGAAATCCTGTTAGGAAGGTCTTTAATATAGATTTTCATTATTTAAATAAAAATGTCGGCATCTGCCTCAGTGATAGCCTGGTAACCAAGCTACTACTGAATTATTTTTACCTCTCTTTGCCCATACTTTATGGGCTTTTTTTGTTTTCTATTTAAGGGCGATAGGGACATAATGTTAAATAAGAAAGAGTTAACTATTCCTAATGTGGTTGGATGATTAACATACAGGTTGTTCAGTTACTTTGTTGTCAGTTTCTGCTTAAACTGAGAAAGGCCTCGAGTTTATTTAAAACCGTTTATCTCAGCCGCCGGAATCATGGCTGAAGCAAACATGGTTCCGTATGTCCACAAACAATAATCAGCAGTAGCCAGTGATTATGAAAGTACAATTATTTGTTAGAGAAGAGAAAGATGAATATTTTCCTTACTTCAAGAAAAGCAATAAGCTGAAAATTGGTGGTAAATAGCATAGATATCCAAATAGACCGCCCAGCGGTCTTTTTTATTACCTCCGAGCCGCCGATCTCCTCTGCCACATTAGCCACGACCATTGCCACTCCTCACAGCGAGCGTCTGGACATCCAGAATAATCGGCAACACCGGGATAAAGACACCCTCATATGCGGCGACACCTGCCGTGGTGGAAGAAATGGTGATATCTCACAAAAATAAGGAATCGACATGGGACAACAATCTAAACAGGTTGGTTGCCCTAGCAAGCTGACTGATGAGCTAATCGCTAAGGCAAAAAACTATTTGTACGGCGGTTACAAGGAGCATGAAAACTCAGTCATCCCAAGTATCGCCGGTATGGCCTGTTATCTCGGCATAGCGCGATCAACAGTATACGAATATGCAAAGCAGGACAGTGACCTCGGGCGGGAGTTTTCGGACACGTTAGAGGGGGTAATGGCTATGCAGGAATTAAAGCTGATAAACAGCGGCCTGAGTGGCGAATTCAATCCTACAATCACGAAGCTGATGATGGCTAACCACGGCTATTCCGAGAAGCAGGAAATAGACCATCAATCATCTGACGGGTCAATGACACCGAAGCCAACAACAATCCAGCTTGTGCCGGTGGAGCCCGACAATGAATGACACTGTGCAGCTTCAGATCCCAGCAAAACTGGCCCCGTTATTTACCGCAGCAGATAAGCGATACCGGTGTTCACATGGCGGGCGAGGTAGCGCAAAGACAAGAACATTCGCACTGATGACAGCTGTTAAGGCGTATCAGACCGCGAACAACGGAGAGTCGGGAGTAATACTGTGCGCCCGTGAGTTTATGAACTCACTGGAAGAGTCGTCAATGGAGGAAGTGAAGCAGGCGATCCGTTCCGTGCCGTGGCTGGCGGCTAACTTCGACATTGGCGAGAAATATATCCGCACCCTTGATCGCAATGTCAGTTATGTATTCTGCGGCCTGCGCCACAACCTCGACAGCATTAAGTCAAAGGCCCGTATTTTACTCTGTTGGGTTGACGAGGCTGAGACTGTAAGTGAAACAGCGTGGCAAAAGCTTGACCCTACTGTACGTGAAAGCGGGTCGGAAATATGGGTGACGTGGAACCCAGAGAAAGACGGTAGCGCCACCGATAAGCGATTCAGAAAACAGTCTGATAATGACACGATAGTTGTCGAGATGAACTACACCGATAACCCGTGGTTTCCTGACGTACTGGAAAAGGTCAGGCTCAGAGACAAAAAGAATCTTGATGACCAAACTTATGCATGGATTTGGGAAGGCGCGTATCTCGAAAACTCAGATAAACAGGTACTGGCGAACAAATACGTTGTTCAATCGTTTCCTGATGACCTGTGGAAGAAAGCTGAACGATTACTGTTCGGTGCCGACTTCGGCTTTGCGAAAGACCCGAACACATTGCTTCGCCAGTTCATCCTGGACGATTGCCTGTATATCGAATATGAGGCATACGGCATCGGCGTTGAGCTTGACCACATGCCCGTGTTTTACGACAAGATACCAGAGGCGAGGAAGTGGCCTATCAAAGCGGACTCGGCGCGACCGGAGACAATCAGTTATCTCCGTCGTCAGGGATTCAATATCTCTGCTGCTAAAAAGTGGCAGGGCAGCGTAGAGGATGGAATCACATTCCTGCGTGGATTTAAGCAGATCATCATTCACCCCCGCTGCAAAGAGACAGCAAAAGAAGCCCGTCTTTACTCATACAAAACAGACCGGATTACCGGTGAGGTTCTGCCGGTGATCGCCGATGCAAATAACCATTGCTGGGATGCGTCACGGTACGGGCTGGACGGGTATATCAAAGGGCGGACAACAGTCTGGGACATCATGTAATGACTAAGAAAACTTTAATCGGTCGTCTCAATGATGGCCTGAGCAGTCTGATGACTTCTCTCGGCGAGAAAATCGGCGCGGTGAAGTACAGCGACAAGCACGACAGGGTATCAGATAAAGAGCTTGAGGCACTTTATGACGGGTCGTGGGTCGTGGCCAAATATATCAACAAAACCGCTGACGATATGCTGAAGTTACCGCGTGAGTTCTCCGGGGATATCGATGAAGCACTGAAGCAGCAAATCCGTGATATGGAGACTGAGCTTAATCTTAACCAGGTATTTCGTGACTCACTCACCTGGTCATCTCTGCTTGGTGACGCACTGATTGTCGCCATTACTGATTGTGATGATGAACGGATAGTTTCCCCGCTGGATTTAACGTCTGAGGATATTGTCAAATTAATCGTTCTGAAGAAAGGTGAATACGAGCCGGGTTCGCATGTTATTACCGATATCCGGTCACCGCACTTTTGTGAGCCGGTGGTATACCGGATTGATATCGGCACAAAGCAACTGAAGTTCCACCATTCCCGGTGTCACAGGATCAAACTCGGTAAACACAGCATCAGAGATCGGAGGAGGTTCGGCACGTCAGATTTACAGGCAGCGTATACCGCAATTAAAACGTTCGATACGGCGATAGTCAGCACCGGGGACACTATCCAGGAGGCGAACGTTGATGTGATGTTCCTTGCGGGGATGAATGCACAGATTGACGCCGGGATGGAAAATCAGGTGCTTCAGTATGCGGCGGTGATGAAGGAAACAAAGTCATCAACCGGCCTGATGTTAATCGACGCGGGAACCGCAGAAGCACCGACACGGTATGAGCAGAAGACAGCTCAGTTTACCGGCCTGTCAGATGTGATCGCCAAAATGGCTAACGTTCTGGCCGGAGCGCTGGACAGGCCGATTACTGTTCTGTTCGGGCAGTCAGCCAGTGGATTTAACTCGGGCGAAGAAGACAACAAAGCATATTACGAAACCATCAACGGCTTGCAGGAGTCCCGGCTGCGCCCGATGCAGGACTTCGCCGATCAGTTCATTCTCGACAAATTACCCGTCAGTGACGAACTCAAATACACGTATCCATCAATTGACAGTATCAACGAGGCTGAGTTAGCAACGCGATTTACTGCGTACTCGACAGGCTTTGCATCGATGCTGCAAAACAGCGTGATTAACGAGGAAACAGTTCTGAAAGAAATGGTGGCACGTGGTCTGCTCGTTACTGTTACAGACGATGATATCGGGCGTATTGTTGAATCATCAGGATATGGTGACTATGGAACTTCAGCAGCTTTTGGAGCGCAAACAGGGGCGGCTCAAGCCACGCCGCCGGCGAATGCGGCCAATCCGGCAGAGCAAGCGCTCTGAGGTCTGGTATCGTGACCGGCTGTATTCGGTTATCGATAATATCGCAGACCTGATAATTACAGAGTTAGAAACGCCAACACTGAACGATGCGCCAAACACACCACCCATCAGCATCACCGCCAAATTATCACGAGCCATACAGAAAGTTGCCAGCATGTCCTTTGCGGATATCGCCAGCCGCCTTTC